GCTCGATCAGAAGTTTCTGTTATAAAGATTTCAGCATGCTCATTGTCATATCTATTATATTCCAGGCCGAATAGTGCATTCAATCCTGGCTCTAGTTCTTTAACTAGCTGCGAACGTGATATAGCCATATTTTATTCTCCTATTATACGCCTGTTCCGCCTTGACGGAAAAAGTGATTGTTGATTCTAACAAGAACCGAAATATTTGAAGACACATTAACATCACTGTTAAATGGATCTTGTGATATATCGATAGCTTGTACCATGTATGTTCCTACTGTACCAGAATTAGCAACATCAAGTTTCACTAATGAAATACCTGTTTGTGTGCTTCCTGTTACATTTGTTACGGAATAGTTTTGAAACAAATCTGCAACAACAAAAGTAGCGTTAGCTTTAACTTCAAAAACTGTATCTGGAGCATCTATAACTAAAGCGATGATATCGCTTGCAGCTATACTTCCAGGATAGTTATTTCTAAAAGTTGGTTTTTGTGTTGTTGGATCTGTATAAAAACAACCATTGAAAACGCCTACAGCTACACTGCCATCATTTGCAATCGTTCTAGTAATAGTTCCAGTTGTTAGTGGCTTCACTAAATCACCTTGAAATATTGCAGTCGAGTTGTTTGATGCAATTCTGTAACGGTTTTGAGCGTTAATAAATGGGCTTCCGTTTAATTGTCGCGTTGGTTTTAAACCGTACGCTTCAGTTACGTTTGCCATATTTTATTTTCTCCATGTTAAGTTTTTATAAAGTGGTTGACCTTTGCCAAATAATTATGACTTACGTCCACCACCAAAAGTTACGCGAGATTGTCTATTAATATTAATAGGCATCTCCGGTCGTTGTTCCTTCATCAGATCGTTATCAATCGCGTTAATTCTATCTCGAGTAATTCCTCTAAAATATTCTGCGCGTGATCTTGCGATCTCTTCCGGTATCCTAGCCAACACTAGGCCAGCAACCCCGATCAACCCTGCGTATCTGCCGTCATGGATGACTGGATAATTATGTTCACCGGTAAGATTTTTAATCTCTTCGGATCTAACAAATACCCAACCTTCTCTCATTTTCTTCGATACATTTGCAGTATCTTGAAAACCCATTGACTCGACTCGTATCCATCTATGGATAAAGCCTTCTGGCGCAGGTGGTGCATCCAGAGATGATGGTGGCGTCCAAGGAGTATTCCTTGTTTGTTTACTTTCTTCAGACGCGCGTGAAGCTCTTTTATTTTTATCGCTCATACTAATTTGCCTCCTTCACGTATTTAGCGTACTCTTCTAGTGGCACCCCTAATTTTTTGGCAATAGCCACCTGTGATTTGGTGAGTCTCACAGTTCTTCGTCCTTGTTGTTTTCTTCCAGCGGAAGCAACAGTTTGGACTGGTTTGCGTTGTTCTTGTACAACGAACTTATGCGGAAAATTATTTCGCATACGCTTATCTATTTCATTATAATACTCATCGCTTTCAACTTCAATACCACTACCCACTAGGTCATCGTGTATTGTTATTGCAGCGTTTGCCATGATTCTATCCTCGGTAAACCAAGTATTTTTTTGAACCCACTTCTTAGCTTTTTCGCTAGGTTGTGGAATAACAGGCGTTTCTGCTTGTACTTTTGCCTGTTGGGCTTCAACTTGTCTTTGATCTTCTGATTGTTTAGATCTTAGAACACGATCAGCCATTTGCAACTTAGCTTTTTCTTTTTGAACAGCTAGTTGTGTAAGCTCATCGTTAGCCTCCATGATCTGATTAGGATCATTCGCTTCGATAGCTGATTTTAACTTAATTTTTACTTGTTCTCTTTGAGCATCTACTCTTGCTTCAAATTCTTTCAAGTAATTTTCATCAGCAGTATCAAATTTTTTCTCAGAGTCTGTATATTTTTTCTGTAACCCTTTTGCAAAATCTAAAGCAGCTTTTTCTCTTCTTTCTGCTTCTCTGTATCTACGAGTAAGTTTATCAATTCTCTTTTGAATTGATTCAGATATTTCTGAAAGATTATCCGTATCTACTTTTGCTTTTTCTTCAACATTAGGTTGAGTTTCAACTTGAGGTTTTTCTTCTTTAGTATCC